CGCCTACCGTCTTTCCTCTACCAGTTGGCGGGGACTAAGGTCCTTATCAATTGGGAAGCGGTCAGGTGTAGGCTTGTCGTGCATGGAAGTAAAAACTCGGGTTTGCTACCTAAGTTTCCCACTGAAATAGCGGTTTTCCCATACGACAAGGAATCGGAAATGAGTTTGGAGGACTGGGAAGCGCGCCGAGAGGTGCTCTTCTCCGTCCTCGCCTGCTGGGAAGCAGTGAACTTATCCGAACTTCCGAGGTGTCGGCAAGTTGCGGTAAAAGAGAGAGGGTGGAAAGTGAGGGTCGCTACTCCTTTGGAGGCTGCGAATCGCTATCTACTCTCAATGATCAACGGTGCGTTGCTTTCCGGTCTGGAAGCTGTACCCCAAGTGGTATCCGCGCTCCATGGTTGTCCGGCTGAAAAGCTCGACTGGTCCATGGGGCGTAGACGCCACAAGGTGTTCAGCGCCGACCTGAAAACTGCAACTGACCGATTACCGCATGACTTGATGTTAGCTGCAATCGATGTGCTTGGCGAGTCATGGCCAGATGAACTTTTGGTCCTGTCTCGTAGAGCGGTTGGACCCCACGTCATGACTTGTCATGACGGTGAGGAAATCGTCACTTCACGTGGCATTCTTATGGGTTCACCTATCTCCTGGCCACTGCTATCAATGTACAGTGCCTTTCTGCATGCAGAATCGGGCTCTGATGGTTGGTACGCAGTGTGCGGGGATGATTACATCGGTTGCCACGACGACGCGTCCTACAGGAGGTACAAGTCGATTCGGGAAGCCACTGGTGCTTTGGGAAGTCCTGGAAAGGACCTCATGACCAAAACCAGCGTTGGCGTTTTCGCCGAAGAACTTGTCTCCGTAGGTCGTTGCCGATGCATTCCTACGGCCTCCGTCCGTGCGGTCCTCGGTGATCCGAAGTCCGGGCAACCTGCCTGGTCTCAAGGACCCGAGGTGTCCCAAGCCTTATCTAGGCTTGCGCTGACGGGGGGGGAACAGCATCGCATCGTTCGTGCAGTTCATTCGAACTCAGTTAACAAACTCCTTCGGTGTGGTATCGATCCTTTCGGACCGCGGTGGATTGGTGGTGCCGGGTTCCCCGGCATTCCCAGTCAACGTACATTAGTGCGTGCTAGAGTTTTAGT